TGCATTCATAGATCAAAATGATTTTTTTGATAAAAATACAATCGTTAACAGAACAATTTTTTGCGTACTAAGGCAAGCTCTTGAATCCGGAGATGCGCTCGACGAAGTACTGCTTGCGCAAAGAGTCCAGTCTTTAAATATATCCTTTGAGGATAATATAAATATAGCAGACTACATTAAAGCCCTTTCAATGAGGCAGATATCAAAGGATGGTGTGGTTAAAGCTGCACAGGAGCTAAAGAAGATAACTGTTCGTCGCGAAATACACAACTCCTCTCTCGAGGTTGCAAAAAATATGAAGAATATGGCTGCAAGCTCGACATTTGATGATATTGTTAGCGAAGCAGATAAAATATATAACGACAAAGTAAATCTATACGAAATTGGGTCAAGTAAGCCTGAGAACTTATTTGATGACATGGAAGATTTTATTGAAGAAAGGGGTAATAACCCAGTCGATCAATTTGGACTAATGGGCCCACACGAACGAGTGAATGAACTATATGGCTCTCTTCTTCGTCCTGGAAACATCACAGTTGTTGTTGCTCGCGCAGGTGTTGGTAAAACCCAATTCTGCATGGACTTTTGTACAAAAGTTTCATCAATAAATAATAATGTCCCAATCCTGCATTTTGATAATGGAGAAATGAGTAAGGAAGAATTGATTGTTCGTCAGTGCTCTGCTCTTTCTGGAGTGCCGATGCACCTTCTCGAAACTGGAAGGTGGAGGCAGGCAGGTCAAGAGATTGTTGATAAAGTTCGATCAACCTGGAAAAAAGTAAAAGATTTTAAATTTTATTATTATAATGTAGCGGGACATAGTATTGAGAGTATGCTTAATATCATTCGAAGATTTTATTACTCAGAGGTGGGTAGAGGAAACCCAATGATCTTTAGTTTTGACTATATTAAAACAACATACGAGCGCCAAAATGGAGCAAGTAGTTGGGAGACAGTGGGGCGCATGGTTGATAAGTTTAAGCAATTGATTCAAAAAGAGTTGTGCTTTAACGGCGCTCCGACAGTTGCAATGCTAACAAGTGTCCAAAGTAATCGACTCGGTATAACAAATAACAGAAGCTCTGATAATGTAGTTGATGACGAAAGCATAGTTTCTCTTTCAGATCAAATCACACAGTTTTGCTCTCACTTATTTTTGCTTCGACAGAAAACTATGGATGAAATTCAAGAAGAGCCAGATGGCTTTGGAACTCATAAATTAATTTGTTTGAAATATCGCTGGCTTGGACAAGATGTTCATAGGGCATTGCAGCCTGTTGAAATGCCTGATGGAAGTAAACGCAAAAATTACCTCAACCTCCACATGGAAAACTTCAGCATTCAAGAAAAAGGCGACCTCGTTGACATGATAGAACATATGGACTCAGAGGGAGTTGGTATACTTGAAGATATGCGTGATGAAGTTCCTAATTTGTAAATATGAATCCTGAAAAAATTAAAGATTCTCTAACTAGGTTGGGTTACAAGTTAGCTGATAGAGGAGCTTACTGGCAGACCAATGCTATGTTTCGAAATGGAGATAATAAAACTGCGATTCAAATATACAAAAACACAGGTGTCTGGAAGGATCATGTTCAAAACAGTTCGTTTTCTCCCTTTAAGAGATTAGTGGAGATAACATTAGGAACAAATGATAAAAATCAAGTCAAGGACTTTATAGAAGAAGATGATCTTGGAGCAAATTACAACAAATTAACATTCTCAGAAAAATTAGAAATGGAAGAAATATACCCAGAAGCCTGCCTAGATAGGTTATTACCTCACTACAAGTTTTATAACGATAAAGGTATCTCAACAGAAACATTAAAATCACTCAAAGGTGGATACGCTACAACAGGAAAATTAAACAATCGATTCATCTTTCCTATCTATAATGAACATAACCAAATTCATGGCTTCTCTGGACGCGATATGAGTAGCTTGGATGGTCGACCCAAGTGGAAGCATGTGGGGCGCAAGAAAGGGTGGATTTACCCCCTCTACGCGAACGTAGAGACAGTTGATGCAATCAATGATACTCGAACAATCATTTTTGTGGAAAGTATTGGCGATCTACTCAACTTAAATGAACAAGGTTATAAAAATGTACTTGTAACATTTGGTCTTGATATCTCAACCAAGCTAATCTGCGCAACACTATCTCTGAATGTAGATAATCTTGTTATTGGACTGAACAACGACAAAACATCTTCTCGTAATAGAGGATTAGAAGCGAGCATAAAAAACTATTTAAAATTATTGAACTATTATAATCCTGAAAAAATTAAAATATGTTTACCCACACAAAAAGACTTTGGTGACATGAACAATGATGATTTTTCGGAGTGGTCAAATAAACTACAATCAATTGATGTCAAAAAGCAACAAACAATGATCATTGGAAAGATAAATGAAATATACAAATCCCTACCTAAAACTTTATTAAAAAACAAAAAAATTATAATCGATGAGTAAAATAACAAAATTATCTGCCAGTAGAATAAAAACCGCACAAACATGTAGTTGGACTTATTGGTGCAATTATAAATTAAAACTGCCTGATGCAGGCAATGATGGATCAAGCCGAGGAACAATCTGCCACAACATTTTCGAACTGCTCGGCGATCATCATCGTGACGAGTTTGATAAGATTGTAGAAGAGGGTACAATCTGGAACACTGAGACTGTTGCTACACAAGTCAAAAAAGAAGCAGAAGAGTTGACAGTAAATGATCCAGAAAATCTTGAACTCATTGATGAAATGATTGTTAATGGATTAAGATGTGATTTCTTTGGGGACGAAAATGAAAAACCTAAGATTGCGGAATCAGAACGCTTTTTTGATCTTGAAATTGATCGACCAGAAGAAGGAATAAAATATGCAGTTCGTGGATACATCGACAAACTATTCGTATACAAAGATAATTCAGTAATCATTCGAGACTTCAAAAGCAGCAAATCAGTATTCAAAGGAAAAGAAATAACTGACAATCTGCAAAATTTAATATACTGTCTTGCGATAAAACATTTGATGCCCGAAACCGAACCTCAAAGTGAGTTTTTGTTTTTACGCTTTGATTTAGAAACTGATCTGCTAGGCAAAACAGGAAAAGGTAGGATGAAAATGGATAAAATTACAGCAGAAGAACTTGACGGCTTTGAACATCAACTCACACAATTCCAGAGCTATCTTGATAACTTTGACGAAGAAGCGGCGAAAAGTAATCTAGCAGCAAAACAAGACTACCCAAGAGATGGTACATTCGGAGGTCCACTTGCTTGCGGTAAAGACGGATACAAAATGTCCCGCGGACAACCTGTGCTTGATGATAATGGTGAGCCAATCAAGGCGTTCATTTGTCCATTTCGAAAGCCGCGAGAATATTGGGCGCTAAAAGATGCGGACGGAAACGTTAAAAAAACAGCCTTTCCAGAAAATAAGCACGAACTTGAGCTTGAAGATGGGGACAAAATTGTTAGTATGAAATATGACGGTTGTCCACACTGGCAAAAGAAGCAAGTTCTAGATGATTTCCTCGACTAAAGAATACATCGCGGCAGGAATTGTCGCGCAGTTTAGAGATCTTGTATTACTTGGGCGGCGCAGCAAAAATTGCCACAGCTTTTCAGGCCACTGGTCTATGCCCTGCGGAATGATTGACTCTGGAGAGCATCCTGAATACGCAGCAAGAAGAGAGTTTCTTGAAGAGACTGGTGTTCGTGCAAACAAAGAAATAAAGTTTCTCGATGATTTCGAAGCAAAAGAAGGTAAATACTTCGCGCTATACTCGATGCAAATTGACGACCTCATTTTTCCAAGTAACGACGCAATTGATGCAATTGAACACGACGAATGGGGCTTTTTTAAAATAGCAAAAAACTCACTTCCTTTGCCAATGACAAAAGAAACAAGAAATGCAATATTGAAGTTGAAATGAATCTTGCGCTATTGACATCTTATTTTTCTAAAAAGATTCACCCAAATGACCCAAAAGATAATGCAGTCGTCGGACGAAACTTAGATGGCCACGTATCAAACAATGAAATCAATTATATCAAACCGTGGTACGATTCAGTCAACAAACTGCAATTAAATGGCTTTGTTTTTCATGACAATTTATCAGATCAATTTGTAGAACAATATACCACAAATAAAATAAAATTCATAAAAGTCGGTGATTTTGAATATAGTAATAATGATTATAGATTTTTTTGTTTCAGAGATTTTTTGCAAGAAAATAAATTTGATGTTGTGTTTCACAATGATGCGTCAGATGTAACAGTTGTAAAAGACCCAATCGATCTAATCAAACAAAATCCCACAATAGATTATTTTGCGTGTCAAGACAGCATCAAACTCAATCAATTTCCATATCTCAAAGCTCATCAAGAATTTAACTTTGAAGACTTGGTTCTGTTTATGATCAATTATGATTCTTGGGATTTGATCAACATGGGTGTGGTCGGCGGCATATACAATAACATGCTTAAATTTTATGACAAGTTCTGTGAAATCAGGGAATCCATGAAAAACCCTCAATTTAATGCGGACATGTGGATACTTCAATATCTTCTTCGATCACAGCTTCAACCTTGCAAATTTATTATGGGAGAACCTGTTTGCAGCGAATTCAAACAACACCAAAATGAAAGAAAAGATGTATTCTTTATTCACAAATGATTGAAATAATCTGCGTTACATATGGGCAAGGCTGGAACTTAAAATGTTTAATCAATAGCTTCAAATCGCAGACATCTAAAGATTGGTTCTTGAGAATCATCCATGATGGAGAGTGCGACCAATTTGATATTCTTAAAGACGATTTATATAAAAACGACTATCTGTCAGATCAGGTATATCTAGAATCAACAAAACAAAGATTCAATGACTATGGCCACTCTTTAAGGCGTCACGGACTACTAAACCCAATTCAAGACTCGGATTTTATTTTAATAACAAATGGAGATAATTACTATCTACCAACTTTAGTAGAAAATATTCAAGACGCAATCCACTTGACTCCTGATTCGGAATTCATATTCTTTGATTATATTCAAAAATTTGACCACAAAATACACAACATACCAAAAGATCGGTTTTTTTGTATGAATAATAAAATACAAGAAGGAATTATAGATATGGGCTCAGCAGTGGTTTCAACAAAAATAGCTCGATCGACAGGATTTAATCATACATCTTATAATGGAGATTTTTTATACTTTAGAGACTGTCTATCAAATATACCTCAAGAAAATATATACAAAATTCCACAACCGCTTTTTGTTCATATATAACTTTAATTTCCCCCGTGTAATTCTATTATCTAACAATGAAAAAAATAATAGTAACAGGAGTCACTGGCCAAGATGGAAGTCATATGGTCGATTATCTATTAAAGAATACTGATCATGAAATTTATGGTTCGGTGAGAAGATTGAGCGTTAAAAATCACGAGAATATTTTGCATTTAGAAAATGAGCCGCGATTTCACTTGATTGACATGGATCTAAATGATGCGCACAGTATGCGCGATGTGATACTTGATATTCAACCCGATTACTTTATCAATTTTGCGGCGCAATCATTTGTCGCAGGTAGTTGGAATTATCCAATTCAAACATGGGATACAGACGCAGATGCAGTACTACATATTCTTGAGTCAATTCGTCGATTTGTTCCTGATTGTAAATTTTATAATGCTGGATCAAGCGAAGAGTTTGGTGATGTCATAACAAACCCTCAAAACGAAGATCATCCCCTGCGACCACAAAGCCCTTACGGCGCAGCCAAATGCGCAGCTAGGCACCTTGTACGTGTCTACAGGGAGTCTTATAACCTCTACGCTGTTCAAGGCTGGCTGTTCAATCATGAAGGTAGTCGTCGCGGTCTTGATTTCGTGACTCGTAAAATTTCTCACACAGTAGCAAGAATAAAAATTGCCCTAGAATCAAACAAAACAATCCCCATTTTGAAACTTGGCAACATTGAAGCTCAACGCGACTGGAGTGATGCAGAAGATTTCATGGAAGGTGTTTGGTTGATGCTCAATCAAAAGGCCCCAAAAAATTATGTATTGGGTAGTGGCGAGATGCACACAGTGCGTGAATTTCTTGAAGAAGCTTTAAAATGCGCAGGTATCGAATTTGAATCGCGAGGTACAGAAGCTGATGAAAAATATTATACTGTTGATGGCGAACTAATTTTTGAAGTTGATCCAAAATTTTATCGACCCGCAGAAGTGCACGAATTGTGCGGTGATCCATCGCTTGCAGAAAACGAAATGGGCTGGGTTCGCAAAACAGATTTTTACGGATTGGTAAAAAAGATGTATCAAAGCGATTATGCTTTGTTGACTCAATGAAGCGCAAATCAATCTTTCTAGCAGGTCACCGCGGAATGGTTGGGTCTGCAGTTCTCAATTATTTACAAAGCAATGGTTACGAAAATGTAATCACACGAACTCGTGGTGAACTCGATTTGATTAGTCAATCACAAGTTGATAGTTTTTTCGCGAAAGAGCGTCCAGATGCAGTAATCATTTGCGCGGCAAAGGTTGGCGGCATTCTCGCAAACAATACATATCGCGCAGACTTTATCTATCAAAATCTACAAATAGCAAGCAACCTAATACATGCTTCAAGTAAATATAATGTTCAAAAACTAATCAATCTTGGTAGTTCATGTATATATCCTCGAGATGCAAAAATACCAATTGTAGAAGAAAGCCTCTTAACAGATGTATTAGAAAAAACAAATGAACCATATGCTATCGCAAAAATAGCTGCAATCAAATTGTGCGAAAGTTATTGCGAGCAATACAATAATAATTTTTATTCGATTATGCCGTGCAACATGTATGGGCCGCGAGATAATTTTGATTTGAAGAGTTCACATGTTTTACCAGCACTAATAAGAAAAGTACATGAAGCAAAAGAAAGTGGCGCCAAAAATGTGGAAGTTTGGGGAAGTGGTAAACCATTGCGCGAATTTTTATATGTTGACGATCTGGCGCAAGCAATAACATATTGCCTTGAAAATGTTGACGCGGCAGACATATACAACAAAGGAATTTCGCACATCAATTGTGGATCCGAAGATGAAGTATCTATTCTTGAATTGACACATTTGATACAAAAGGTTGTGGGCTATCAAGGAGAGATCGTCTTTGACTCTAGCAAACCCGACGGAACCTACCGTAAAAAAATGGACAACACTCAATTATCAAACATAGGATTCATTGCAAAAACTGCTCTAGAACAAGGGCTCAAACAAACATATGCTTGGTATCTAGAAAATAAACAAAAATTTGTGTAATAAATAACTATGAATAATCAAAACAACAACTTCTCAGACAGAGTATTAAATGCCTTGAAACAAAAAGTAGTTGCTCACAACATAAAATACACTCAAAAAATAACGCTTTCTCAATTACAAAAAGTATATCGCCGCGGATCAGAAATGTTTAGCGAATTTGGGCGACCAGGAAAAACACGCGGTCAATGGGCCCTTGCTCGAGTAAATATGTTTTTAAAAATGGTTGGCGGATCGAACGTAAAAGATGCTTACCGTAAGGCTGACCAAGACATCGCAAAAGCAGGAATTGTTTTTGATGACGGAGTTCGTGAAGAAGATAAGTTGTTCACAGAAGAAGATCTTATCGCAGCAAAGCTCGACATGAACAATAATCAATTGCAAGAAGATCCAAGTTTCACAAATGAAATGTGGAGCACAATTTTTATTGAAACTGATGAGTTAGGTTTTGAGGAGTATATGGACGAAGAATCATGGGCTGCAGAAAAAAACAAAGGCAAAAAACTAAACAAGCCATTTCGCACTTCTGGTGGACCTAAGAAATTTTCAGTTTATGTAAAGAACGAAAAAGGTAATGTCGTAAAAGTTAATTTTGGTGATCCAAATATGGAAATAAAACGAGACGACCCAGCTCGCCGAAAAAGTTTTAGAGCTAGACACAATTGCGAAAATCCTGGACCAAAAACAAAAGCTCGTTACTGGAGCTGTAAAATGTGGAGCAAAAAAAGTGTTACTAAAATGACCAAGGGAGAAGAAGGCGATCAAGAGGATATTGAAGAAGCCTTCGAATCAGATGAAAGTTCTGAAGCTAAAAATGGTTTGTGGGACAACATACGAAAAAAGAAAAAACGTATGGGTAAAAAATATAAAGCTGCAAAACCAGGCAGCAAAGATCGTCCCAGTAAAGAAGCTTGGAAAAAAGCTCAATCCGCAGACGAAGAAAAAGAATTCAAACCACACATGATGTACGATCCAAAAACAGGAAAAGCTGTAGAAGCAAAAACATACAAACAACATCTTGAACTAAAAGAAAAAGGTTTCACACACGAAAAACCTAACTCTTAAAATAAATAAGTTATGCCTGTCGCACAAAGCTTCAACAAAATATTACTGACAACTAGCAATGCCAGTGATTATAACATATTACTTAATGAAGTAAGTGGTAAATTATATGTTGACGATAACCCAGTTGCTATATCTGGGACCCTCAATGCAGGAAACTTAAGTGATTATAATTTCGATGGTAATTCCATCGAAGGTTTTGCTGCCACAGTAGTGGACGAGACATCGACATCTTATACATTATCCGCTCCTGACGCAGGCAAAATGATCGTTATTAATAATAGTGAAAATGCTACGGTTAGTGTGCCGCAAGGATTGGCCGCGGGATTTAATTGTAGCTTTTTACAAAAAGGTACTGGCTCTATTTCATTTTCCGCGAGTGGAACAACAATTAACAATCGCCAATCACATACTCAAACAGCAGGTCAATACGCTATGGCAACATTGATATGTTATGACACAAATACATTTATATTAGCAGGAGATACAACAACATAATGTTTATATATACTACATTTTCTGTAATAACATCTATTATTACAGCTTCACAATCAACCGATCAAGCAATTGACGGCGTAATTCAAACACAAGCTGGAATCAATCTTATGATTGAGTCTGGTGATTACTTAGAATTCAATTAATATGGCAAATAGAAAAATATCTGAATTAACCGAACTCTCTGAAGAACCATCCTCTGATGATGTATTGATATTGAATGATATATCAGACGCAACAGGATCCGCGCAAGGAACAACAAAAAAAATAAGCGTATCTAATTTATTGTCCGCCCATACAATTACCGATGAAGATCTTAGAGGTACAGATAATCCGCACATCGGAGCTTACCCCAATCAATCGTTAAGGGTTATCGATAATTCAAGCAAATCTGTTTTGGTTACAACAAGCCCAGACGGAAGCTTAACATTTAATGTTAAAGAAGATACTGCAAAAATTTACCTCAATACACCATCAGAAAAATTAACAGTTACATTTGGATTAGCTGTGAATGAAGATTCGGGCGAGCCAGATATTGAAATTGAATCAAATGGTAAAAAATACTCTGTTATCAGCGGAGACTCAGACACTAAAGGAGCAAACGGCTTACCAATTCGACAAGGCTTTCAAAACCCCGACATCGGGGCAAATCCAGCACCAATCTTAATCTCAGGCGGTTCAATCGCTTAACACATTCTAACTTAGAGACACACACATTATGGCAGATCATTATTTCGCAGTAACAGGCTCAGGCTCAGGAACAGGGGCAGATGCCGATAATCCACAAACCTACAGTTCTACTAACTTAAACACCGCAGAAGCGGCAGCATCAGGCGGGGATACTATTTTCTTTTTGCCAGGAAGTTACGGAATGCCTCCAACATTTGACCCTCTCAAGGACGATATAACATACCAATCCACAGAGTTACACGGTGCGGTTTTTACTGGAGCTTTAGCAGGAACACTAGTTTTAGGTTCAGCAAGTAGAAACGGATTATCTCTTATAGGCTTCAAGTTTGTTGATTGCGGTAGAATTAAACCCATAACTACCTTCAATTCAACCACAGGACATATAATAAAGCAGAATCTAATTATTCAAAATACTGCGACAAATTATGGTAATACAGGACTCTTAGAAGGGTACAGCCAAAATAGTGCGAATGCTTTCACGGACAATGTAGTAGTTGCTAACTTTGATGGCGGTGGAAGGTTATTCAGACATGTTGGTCCTTGGACGATTGATAGAAATTCTTTCAATATTACAACTACCAATGTCACTTCATTAACCGCAGACGGCACGAACCCTGGGGTTCCTACTGATATGAAGAACAATATATGGAAGAGTAACGATGCGAGCGTGTTCCTAACTACAGTCGCTTTAAATGCTAACTCTACAAACTCTTGTTTTTATCAGATGGGGTCACACAACGCCGCCACAGGTACAAACATCGAAGCAGACCCACAATTTGTAGACCCCGCCGACGGCGACCTACGCCTCCGCCCAACCTCTCCTTGCATCGGTGCTGGAACCGCAAGCTAAGTCATGGCTTACAACAAGTTACATAAGAAGGATTTTGTTATCGCTATTAAGACTGGCGATACGGCAGGAGACGAAGATAAGTTTAAGAAGCAAGCAACAAAAGGAGAGCTGTTCTTTAATACCGGCGATAAGAAATTGTACATTGCCATTACTTCCTCTGGTTCTTCTGACGCTACTTTATACGAGACCGCTGCGTTTACTCTTGTTACCTAACGCACGAATAGGAAATGACTGTCATTTCTGTTTAAAAATTAGACACAAAAAAGCCCTCCATTTCTGGAGGGCTGTATGAACAATTATACTTAGAGTATGATTAAAAACTTGCAGTCAATGCCGCGGCCACAATACAGTCACTTTCAATTGCATCAGAATTAACCTGATCTGCACTCAAAGATAATACAAGATTTTTGGCAAGATTTTTACTTGCGCTAATTCCAACAGAATAATAATCAATATTATCGCCACTGCTTAGATCTGTATTACCAAGTGTTCCGCGAACAGACAAATCAATACTATTGATTGAGATGTCGTGAGACACACCAGCCTCGAATGTATATTGACTTTCATCAACATTACGCGCTGCAGAAAGCGTTGGACTTAATAATGTATTGAAATCAGCAGACAATACAACATCAAGATTACTTGCTCCATCGAGTTGCTCAAAATGCTCAATTCCACCATAAACAGAAAGTAGTGAACCGAGACTCTTGCCAATTCCTCCAGACAGAATGTAAACATCTCCATCTGCACCTGCGCTATGTGCGGTTTGTGCGCCGACTGAAACATCAAATCCACCCTTTGTGGTAGCATAAGATGCGGACGTTTGTAGAGAGTCTTCTGCGATTAGAGATCCGCGACGAAACACGTCCGAGCCGTAACCAGTGGATAAAGATCCAGCAGAAGCTGCGTTAATAGAAAGAACTGCCAAGGCAGCGAGTGTTAGTAATTTATTTTTCATAATTTGAACTGTAGATTATATAGATTTATTATAGTTTCGTCAAGTAATTTCTATTCTTTTTGTTTTTTGTTGTTTTTTAGGCATGTTTATGTATAGTATGCCATCTTTGTTTGTGGCTTTGATTTTGTTTGTGTCGAGTTCGTTTTTGAGGGTGAATAGATTGGTCGACTCGCGCGGTTCAAATTGTTGATGTAGATATTTTTCTTCTTGTTGTTTCGGTGATTTGCACACCACTTTTAGAACACCATTTTCACAAGATAAATTGATATCCTCTTTTGCGATGCCTGGGCATTCTAATTGTATTTCAATTTCCTTTTCTCTAGATACAATGTTCGCGCGACGTTTTGACTCAACTGTGTCAAACAGCGAATCAGTAAACAAATCTTCAAGTAGATTGCTCCATGCGTTAGTATTTTTATTGTATGAATTGTTGATATAGTATGACATTTTGTAATTTATATTTAATTGTTTGAGACTGTGTGTCACAAAAACACTGTGTTTTTGATATTCACGCTTATATATTTGCTAGTTTCGTGCCAAATAAAAAACCCCATTTCTGGGGTTTAAAGTTTTAGGGTTTGTTGATTTTTATTTATATCATGATTGACACAATCTTTGCGTTACAGCTTTTAAAATGTATAACCCAACAACTCAATGGTCTTGATTTCTTTTTCAGCAATGATGTCGATTGTTTGTTGTGTATACCACTGTTTGTAGGTTTCATCATATTGGTATCCAGGCTGGTAAACTTGTGATTGATCGATCTTATGATCCAAAAGCTCTTCTAGTCTATTAATACATTCATCCCATTGCTCTACTTGTAGAACTTCATCAACATTAATGAGATACGGATCTAATGATTTTATATGTCGTGAGAAATGTTCGCTCATTATCCAATTTACAAACTCATTCGACTTTGCTTCAGATCGCTCTTTCAAATTCCAGTGCATTTCAAATAAAGATGCATATCTTTCCCATGGGTTGCGAGCAATAGATACCTTATGTATTTGATCAATATCAACATTTAATATTTCTCCTGCTCTAGTTAAAGCGGCAGGTGTCGCGTGCAAACTATAACCAAAGCATTTACCGTCATTCGCGTCATAAAATTTACCAAACATGTACCTCGTACCGGTTTTAGGTGCATTGAAAACAGCGACGTTATGTTGTGTTGATATAATCATGAGTAATATGTGGTTCTGTTATTAGAATTAGATCGATAATGATGACAAGGTTGTTCAATTATACTCAACATGTCTGTATCCCACCACGTTGCCTGACTAACTACAGTTTGATTTTTGTATGTTATCGTTTGTATGTCCGAGATATCACTCATATCTACACTTTGCATATTCATATCGGTATCAAAATATTGTATATCTATATCTCCATTAACATCGTAAAAATAAAAATATTCCATCAACCGACCTTCTGGTGATTGAAAATCACCATTAATTTGATGCCCGTTGACTGTGATGTACCAGTAGGCATTGTATGTAGTAGCTAGTTGAGCATCACTAGAGACAACCCATTGATTGTCGCTATCATCTTCAGCTAGTGAGTATGTCGCAGGGTCACCATTGTAAGTGGTGGCATCATCCAGTCGATCCGGATTAAATTCAAATTTGACTAAATGTGAGCGATTCATAACGTCTATATCCAAATACCGTTCGTCTCTTCCTTCATACATATCCATCCACCTGGTGAACCCATAATTCTCTGAATTGATTGTGCTACTTATCGAGTATGATCCATCCCATCCATAATAAAAATATTGTGCATTATCGAAGTCGCCACTGTTAGGCCATATATCAGGATTTCCTGTGCCTTCAGATGCGTTGCGAGGTGTTATATTGGTAAATGCCAGTCTAATTTTGTATGGTTTGTTTTTTGTACCACCTGTAAAATTTATCCTCCATCGTGTGTTATCATCTGTAACCTCCGGTATTTCAAATTTATCACTTGTACCATCTAACGGTACATTAACAACGCTGTATAGAATTGAGTCTACTGTTATTGTTGTTGCTGTCAGGGTTGTGTATCCAGGTGATACGCCGCCGCCAGTACTAGAGCTCCCGCTAGAGCCAGTAGCTTGAGTTACCCAAGTGTATTCAGAGCCATCCCAACCAAGCACTTCTCCACTGGATGCGCCAGTAATATTTAAATGAGAATCCACATCAGAATCAGCGTAACTTGATCCTCCAGAACCGGATCCAATAGCTTCCCACGTGTTATTTGTGTCAGTCTTACGATACATGACACCATCGTCATCTACGTACAGTGTCCCTACTGGACTATTATATATTAATTTCTCACCGGCATCTTCAGTACCCGCGTTATTTGGATCTCCATCAAAGCCTAGTAGGCTTCCGTCAGGCATGACAGTGCCACTTTTGTAGAGAATAACCCTGCGTTGCATTTCGAAATCTAATGAATCTGTTGTTGCCATAATTTTATGCTGTTTCTTGAATTGTTATTGTTGTATCTACAGAGCTTGCGCTTGTTTTACTAAAATCTAATATGCGAACTGTCACAGGTGCACTGTCAGTGCTAGCTAGACACCAACTATTTGTTGTTTGCGTTGTCGTATCGATTGCTTGTCTGCTAGTTACAGACGAATTTCCACTCCAACTCATTGTAACCTTAGAGTAGTCGACATGCAATACATTAATTGAAACTTCATTGGTTTGCGCGCTCAAATCTATAGTACGAGACACAAAGCCCCCAAATGTATATTGATCTCCACTACTAATTGAAGTAACGGTTTTTCCTGCTAAATTTACAGCATTAATTGAAGAGTAATTATGATCCCCCTTCGAATCACTATCATGCACACCCATACTGGCTGTAAATGTAGTAGCTGTTTCAGAGTGATTAAATGCTCCTAGTGTTCCATGCGGCGCGCCAAGAGTAGGAGCTTGAAGCAATCTTTGCCCACCAGTTGATATTACTATGTTGTAATTTTGTTGACTTGTTACATCATTTCCACCACTTCTCATTCTTGTCCCACTATTACTGGTAATACTTAAACTGGGAGCGGTATTTGCGATATTCACAATAGCTGTTTTACTGGACTGTGATCCATTTTCTCTTCTTTTTACTAATAACTTAAAATTAGCGTTAGATACATTGTATCCGCCACCCTGCCTGGAAACACTTTTATTTGCTTGATAACTAGAAGCTTGAGTGATAGTTAATTCAGAGCCTAATGGATCAGAGTATGTATACTCTGGATTATTCGACCCCTGATTAGTTACAGTCATGTTTACTGTAGCTTGTTCAGAGTCTTTTAAAGCTTGTTGTCCATCAGGATAAGTGATTGAAGCTGTAGCGATAGTTGGAGTTTGATTATTTACCTTTACCTTTGTATCTCCGCTACTAAAAACTGGCCCGTTTTGAGCATTTGTTGTCGAGTGTTTTGCAGCAGCCTTAAAAGGTAAGTCTTGACCTCCTGCATTATTGCTTACATTTGTTCCAGAAATACTCATGTTTACTGTTGCAGATTTACTTGATACACTCACACTTGAAACAGTTTGACTTCCGCTCGCATTATTACTATCTCCAGAAAACACAACTGTATTCACATTATTGGTGTCAAAAGTTAAGGTAACAGGAACACTATCTCCATTTTTAAGTTCTGATTGCTGCACTCCATCAGTTGTTGGATATGTACCGACAGAAGCAGAAAGAATAACCGGTCCACTTAATACATCGACAGTTGTATTTGTAGAGGTAAATGTTTCACCTTCAGTACCTAATTCATTTTTTGCAGTAATTTTAAATTGTGCTGCAGTTTCTGTCGTTAAAGTAGTTCTTGCTTGAACGGTTATGGTTGCAGTATTACCATCCATAGAGAAATTTGTACTATCTGATATTGTTCCCGTTGCAAAATCATTTCCTCCTTCGAAAGAAATTTTATCAACATCACTAGAATCAAATGTAATATCAAGAGTTATATCGTCTCCATCTTTATAGTGATCCTGCCCATGTGGATGAGAACTAGTAACTTCAACAGCTGTAGCTGAGGGTCCTAAACCAGCAACTTCTATATCTACATCCTTACTTAATCCTCCATAAGAATATGTGACTGTAACAGTTTCACCTCGATCATCTGTTAAATCAACATCTGCATATCCCTCAAACCTTCTCACATAACCTCCACCAATTGAAGTGATAGTTGATGAGCTTATTGGAGATCCATTAATATAAGGAGTTCCCGTCCAGTTACTGGATCCAGCTTCCCATTGAATGTAAATTCTAGCTGTTGGAGTGTCAATTAACGCACTCGACACAGGAAGGGCATCGTCTACCTCTGTTTGAGAAGTGTCTTTTGTTAAATTAGTAATTCCATTATTAAAATCAGCATTATCCCCACAGGTTATATTTGTCACAAAAATACCTGGAGAAGTTGCTGAAGAGCCTCCTGACCCTCCTGATGAAGTAATCCATTGATAATCGCTACCGTTCCAACTTAATATTTGATTGTCGCTCGCAGCAGTTATGTTTAAATGAGAATCTACATCTGTATTTGCATAGCTTTGACTTAATCCATAAGATTCGCTAGGTGATTCAGAGGAAGTTGTATATACCGCCCCAGAGTCATGCACGCTAGCCAATATATTTAGTTTGTAGGATGTACTTTCATTTGTATCTCCTAACGAAGGAAGTTCGTCAGAAAATTGAAATGTGACTTGGTAAACCCCAGTAGTTGAAGTTTCAGAGACGTCTGAAATCATAACTGCAATGATAGGGTCATTATCGCCTCCAGATAATGTTGCAGTAACAGTTGGTTTTCCCACAAAAACCCTGTCGGCCAAAACAATGGTTTGTTCGTTACTTTCTGCTCCAGTAGTTAAATTAGAAGTTTCTAAAGAGTATATAGAATAATTTGATGTATTGCTCAACATCGATTCTACAGATTCTGTATTTGCTGCCAAGCTAGATACATCTTCATCAAACCCTGTATCTCTCACGGATAAACTAGAAATGTCTTGTCCTATTTTAACGGTGGATGTGATCTGCGTAAGATCGTCCCCCAAAACACTATTGATTATTAAGTTTCCCTCGGTTGCAGTCAATCGGATGTTATCCCCATCGACTGATAATTGTTCAGTTCGCAATATTTTAGCCATACCTTAATATACAATAAAAAAGCGGGCAATGGGAACAATAAATTCTCCCAGAGCCCGCCTGTATACAGGGATTCAGTTAAGAAAGTTTTTTAAAAATCGTCTTCTAGAGATCCGCTTTGTTGGTATTCTCGAACTCGCCGCTCAAAAAAGTTTCCCATGGCCTGTACATCAACAACTTCGCTAAGCCAAGGAAACGGGTTTTTGTCGCTCGGGAAACGATAATCTAACCCAATACCTTCCAGTCTACGATTGCCTATAAAATGCATATAATCAACAAACATGTCTGCATTCAATCCAAGAATACCTGTTGGTAAAACATCGTGTGCATATGCAATTTCAAGCTCAACCGCTTTTTTCATATGATCCACAAATTCCTGCTGAATCTCTTTTGTCCAGATTTCTGGATTTTGTTCTACAAGAGTATTAATTAGATAAGTTCCAAATGCAATATGCGAGCTTTCGTCACGCAAAGTATATTTAATTTGATCAGAGATACCTTGGAGTTTGTTTTGTCTACCCAACGCAAGCAGCATAGCGAAACCACTAAAAAAGAACGTTCCTTCGCAAACTATCCAGTATGTAAGAAAGTTTCTTAGAAGTTCTTGCTTTCCTTCGATTGTGTCGGGGGTAAAATCCTGACGACTAATATCGTTAGTTATATTCATCAAGAAGTCATCTTTAGCTTTGATACTTGGAATAGTTTCATAAGCTGCAAAGACTTCTTCAATATCAAGATCAAGGCTATCGCATATATAAACTACCGTAAGATTGTGAAGACTTTCTTCAAACGCTTGGCGCAGTATATACTGACGACATTCAGCGTCCGTAATGTATTTAAAGGCAGATAACAAAAGATTATTACCAACCAAAGACTCAGATCCAGCAAAAAACCCAAGACAGCGTTTAACAAGTAATTTTTCATCGTCTGTAATTTCATCGTTTTTCCATTGTTTTATGTCGGCTTGCATACCTATCTCTGTGGGCATCCAATTGTTTGCGCAACTTTTTAAGAATAAATCCCATGCAAATTTATGTTTATGAGGTAAGATGCGATTTACACCTGCGGTGTTCTCGGTAAGAAGTTTTCCTGTTTTAGTTTCCATTTTTATAATATATCAAATATGTATAACGTTGTCAAATTCAAAATAGATCAGTTTATTGACAACTCTCACAAGTTCCTCCATTTTTCATAGCTTCAATGCTGCAAGCTGTTGCTTCGGTTGATTTTTCATCAGTATTAGCTTTCTCAATTTTAGATGCCGCACGATTGCGAAGATAGTATGTAGTCTTCAGCCCAGCTTCCCAGCAATTCATATACACATCATTCAAATACTTTAATGAGGTAGATTTGTTGTAAAGGTTAAAACTGACTGCTTGATCAATCCATTTTTGGCGTGTCGCATTACATTCAATAAGCTTGAACATATCGCGGTCAAATGCTGTTTTGTATTTTTCTTTTAATTCAGTTGGAATGTCGCCATTAAGCAAGGATAAATCACCATCAACACTTTTCACAAGCTCGGCAACTTTACTGTTCCAAAGACCTACTGCTTTCATGTCATCAATAAAATGCTGGTTTGTTATAAAGAAGTTGCCGCTTTTATTTTCATACACAAAGAGAACCGAGAAATTTGGTTCAATACTTTGCTCGACACCATTGATATAACCAATTGTGGCGGTTGGAGCGATCGCCATAACATTACTATTCCGCATTCCATGCTCGGCAACGTGGCTACGAAGCTCTTTCCATTCAGATGTAAGGGTTTCACCTCCTCCGACACCAGAAGCCTTTCTGTATTCTGTGAGAACGTTATACGAATCTATTGGAAAAATATTTTGACTCCATAGTGATCCTTGGTATGTTTCATATGAACCTTTTTCTTTTGCAAGATTCGAGCTTGCAGAAATAGCGTTGTACGAATAAAACTCAAACAAATGATCATTAAATTTCACAGCCTCATCACTGTCTATATTGATGTTCATTTTGTGCAACACATCATGCAATGCCATCATCCCCAGCCCAATGGGACGATTTCTTAAATTGCTATTGCTTGCTTCTTTCGTAGGATAAAAATTAAGATCAACAACACTGTCCAATGCTCGTATAGCAACATGTATTGTATTTTTTAATTTATCATAATCTAAAGTATTGTCATCTTTTAAATGATTGAGTAGATTGACTGATCCAAGATTACAAACTGCAGTTTCACCAATTTTTGTTTTTTCGCCTTTATCATATTCAGACGCTTTGGTGTGAAGTGTGATTTCGGTGCAAAGATTACTGCTATGTACAATACCTTCGTGTTGATTAGTATAACGAATATTGCATGGATCTTTGAATGTGCACCATGGATGAGATGTTTCGAACAATACCTTTAGCATTTTCTTCCAAAGCTCTTTTGCAGGAACTACTCGATAGTTTTTAATAATACCTTCTTCTGCTTGATTACATAGTTTATTATAACGAGAGTCAAAATCTTCAGCGAAACAATCGTGCAAAGTTTTACCATCTTCTCCAACTGTGTCTCGAGGATCAAAATAATACCAAGCATCTTCATTTTGAACTCGGCGCATAAATTCATCAGGAATCCAAGATGCTGTATTCATATCGTGACAGCGTAGACGATCATCACCCGTATTTCTACGAAGATTAAGAAAGTCTTCGAAATCTAAATGCCAAGGTTCAAGATATGCACATCCAGCACCTGGACGCTTGCCACCTTGATTCACAGCAACTAAAAGATCGTTATAAATCTTCAACCATGGAACTAATCCGCTAGAGATACCATTTGTTCCCTTAATGTGAGAGCCTGTAGAACGAAACGGAGTAACATCCAATCCAAGACCGCCTGCATACTTGCTTTTTCGCGCTTCTTGCCAAGCGCCATCAAAAATACCGTCAATACTATCATCAAATGTATTAAGGTAGCAACTACTAAGCTGAGATCTAGCAGTTCCACTATTAAAAAGAGTTGGAGTAGAAGAAGTATACAAAAATTGACTAAAAAGATCATAATACTTAATCGCCCACTCTTCTTTATTCTCTTCGTTTAGAGCAAGTCCCATGGCAACCCTCATCCAAAAACTTTGTGGAGCTTCCATGATTTTGTCGTCTTCACGAATAAAATAACGATCTGTGAGAATTTGAATACCAAGATACTTAAAAGAGTTGTCTCGACGAATTCGAAGTGCTTCAGATAATTGAGTTAAATCATACTCAAGCATGCGCTCGTTCAGTTTTCCACTTTTAACCAATTTCTTGATTCCCTGAATAAAACTCTTTCGATACTGCAATCGAAAAGCGTCGCTGTCAACACCTTCCTTGAATACTTCTTTATATACTGTGTTGAGTAGAAGTCGAGCTGCGGCATAACTATAATTAGGCTCTTTCTCTATCTTTTCTCGTGCGCTTAATATAAGTGACGTGTCGATTTCTTTGGTTGTAATTTTATCGTACAGCTGAAGTTGTGCGTCTAATACAATCTCACTGACTGAAACGTCGGACACTCCTTCACACGCACGCTCTACATTAGTATTAATCTTCTCGACAATAAAATCCTGAAGACGACCATTTCTTTTTTTTACTTTTATATCCATATTATGTTTTAAATAGTAACATTTAGTTGGGGTTATGTCAATTGAAATTATCTGTGTGTTTATAACTTTTCAAGCTTGACAATGTCATTGCGTTTTGATAAAATAGTTGGCATGTTACCTTTATTTAAAAGCCACTATTCAATCGGCAAGAGTATATTAACTCTGGATGATCCAATTACACATAAAGAAGGCGGATCAGACAGTGTTTTTAGTATTGCTGTAGAAAATAAATTAAAACAAGTGATTCTCGTTGAGGATTCTTTAACAGGATTTCTTCAAGCCAAGAAAAATGCGGACAATTTAAAATTAAAACTTATCTTTGGATTGCGCATTGACATGAGAGAGAATGCAAGTGTTGATCCAAAAGAAGAATCTGTAAAGAGTTCACACAAAATTGTATTGTTTGCGCGAGACGCCGAAGGATGCAGATTACTAAACACAATATATAGTGA